ATTTCAGCACTTTCTCTTGACCCTCGCTAAACGAGATACCAACACGCTTTAGCGCGCCCGTCTGACCGTTTAACACTTTGCCCATTAAGTTACCGATATTTACCGCATCGTCCGTGGTCGCGTTAACGCCTTTCTGCTGTGCTAATAGATTGTTCATCGCGGGCATGAGCGTGTTGATGGTGCTCGGATACTTAGCGAATGTCGCTAATTGTTGCGACCCGCTTATAGCGACCTCGTCACCGATTACGCCTTGTTTTTGTAATGCGGATGCCATATCCAATGTGGACTTGACCGCTTTACCACCAACTCCCATGCGGGTTTTGTATATCTCGGTCAGTTTCGTTTCCGCTGTCGCCTGGACCTCGTACGCTGCCATCGCCTTTTTAATGCCCGCAACTAACGGCACGGCCATTGCAGTAGCGATCGCGCCCGTTTTTATGAATTTACCGCCCAACGACGAAAAGCGGGACCCGAACGCCTTAGATGCTTCCTCGCCCGATTTCGTACCCGCCGATACGGATTCGCCCGATAGCACTTTCGTTATGGATCCCGTTATCCCTTTTGCACTTGGTATTATTTGTACATACGCTTTTCCTAATTCGGTAGCCATGTTAATTACCTTTATTGTGAATTTCTGCCCACGCGCGGTCGAAATCTGCCCCGCTCGCGTATCCTTGTGGCTCGTCCTTGCCGTTGTCCACTACTAACGCGTCCGCGTACGATTCGGGGCGTTTTGCGCCTTTCCCGCCGTCTTTCGAGTTCGCCCATAACCACAAGTTGAAACAATCGAGTAATTTCGCCGTCAATATGGTCTGGACATCCGCGCGTGTGCCTAAAATATGTTTTCCGATTCGTGTCGATTCGTCTAACCCGGATGCAAGCGTCGCCACATATCGGGCGGGCAACGCCCGTATATCATATATGTGGTACGTTTCGGCGAAATCGCATATTACCGCGGTTCTGTTTGCCGATAGCATCCCGGCTAGACTAATCAGTTTTTTCCCTGTTCTCCGAGTATCTCAAAGATTTCCAGTATTTCATCGCCCACGGATTCGACCGATACGATACCATCGTCATCGCGCAAATGGTCGTACAACTTCGATTTCTGCGCTTTACCAAGCAATATGGTAACGACTTTTGATATTTTCGCGCCGTCTTCCTCGGCCTCCGCGATCGCGTCGACCAACTCCATATTGTCCAATGTCTTTTCGCTGACTTCGAACTTAAAACCGCTTTTTGTTTTGCCTTTGATTGTTTTCGTATCTGCCATATCCGTTACCTCTCTATACTGTTTTACGCTGCTTTCAAATACTCATAATGTGTAGTGCCGTTCGCATCCGCCATCGCCTGGATGGTGATTTCGTATCCGACCGCCTCGTCATCCTTGTATGTGATATCACCTATTTCGGATATTTTTCCGTCGGGAATTACGATTCTTTTAGCGACGCCATTACGCAATGTCATATCGATGACCCATGCGCCCTCGTCGGGTTCGTCTGTGGTTGCTTCAACTGTTACGCCCGTGTCGAGTGTACCAGTCACGTTGTTGGCACCATAAATTATTTTCAGCACATTCGGGTCGAGCACTTCGAGAAGTGTCAACTGGAATTCGTCTGTTTTCTCGTTCTGGATTACGAGGACAGTATCGCCGCCCCAAGCCTTTATCGTATCCGTATCGGGCGAATTCGTGTTGACCACACCATCGTCGGATACGTAACCGAGTTTAGTAAAACCCGTGAGTGTATCGCTTGTGCTTGTCGGGAGAGTAGCCGATAACGGGCCATGATAGATTGCGCCCGATACATTCGGTTTTCCCGCTGTTACATTAGTTACGCCCATTTGCTCTCGTCCTTTCTATTCTTCATAAAAAACAACCTCGAACACCGCCTGGTATCTTGGTTGCTTTGCAGCTACGTTTGTAAAGTTGTAATCATTCGTGCATTCGCATTTACTGATAGCGTCAAAACCAACAAAATCACGCATACAGTTTTTGACCTCGGAATTAAGCACCGCCGCATCGTATAGCCGACTCGCTATTGACTGGATCGCGATGGTGGCGGATGTGATATGGTTCGTTTCGCTCGTGCCCGTCTTTTCCACCAATACGTATTTAGCGGGCAAGTTTTCGGGTCGCATTAAATAGGCGGGTGCTGATAAATCGCCCGCCTCGTAACAATAATTAAGATGCTCGTATATCATCTGTTCTATCAATACCATTCTTATCCACCTATTATTTTTAGTAACGTGTTGTTCTCGTAATTGTCGTGCGCCGATTCTGCGTCATTCGGAAAAATGTTCGCGACTGCACGATTCTCGTGTACATGGACCGCATAACTGTAACCGTTACCCGCTTGCGCCGCTTTCATCGCGCCTAATTGGTCCAGTAGTGATTGCATCTCGCTCGATTTCATCAAATCCGCGACGCCCTCTTCATTCAGCATGAACAATACTTTACTCATACAACTCAACCGTCACTTTCTTATTCCAGTCTAACGGGATATTAGCCTCGATGCCTTGTGTCGGGATCCCGAACACGCGCCAACGTTTACCGAAAAATTCAACAATGCGGTTCTCCCATTCGTGCGTATCCCCTTTTGGAATCGCGAGAGTGTACACCGCCTTTTTTCCGTATAGGTTGGTAGCATCCAATATCTCCGAATTCGATGCGGGGGCGACGAGGACATTCGAAACATCCACGGCCGTTTCCGTGTATGTCGGTTCTCCGAATGGATCCACGCTATCTACGGCCGTATCGTATAGCGTGACCGTTATACCCTTAATCATGCTCATGGTGTTCGCCTTTCCACGTGTCCATCGCACCGTATCTCTGTTGCCTAATGCCAAGCATCTTTTTTTCGTTATTCATCAATGACATTGCTACGCCACCGCCCGGGACCGCATACGAACCCGACCATGAATAGCCGAGTGCAGATTGCGATTCCTGCGACATTGGCTCGCCCGTTGTCGATTGACGCATAACACGAATGACCACATCGCACGTAACGAGTTTTACAACGTTGGCGTACGTGTCATCGATCGCGACCATCGCCGTAATGTCCTTATTAACTTTCATGCCCTCGTTCTGTATCAACGCGGATACAAGGGGCAATAATGTTTCGATTCGGTTCTGTTCTTCCACGGTAAAGGTTCTGCCCGATACCGCGATAACATCCTCCAACGTTGCAAAACTGTTATTCATGTGCGTTACCTACTTTCTTTTATGCCTGGACGAGTGCGAATGCATTAGCGTCGAGGATGCCCCAACCGATGTACGCCTCTGTTCTAAGCAGAACTTCATTGTACTGTTTCAGGTCGTGACCTGCTCCATCGGGATCGCCGTACTCGATGACCTCGAGCCTGATATCATCGGCATATCCCCATCTAAACGCGCCCTCGAAATCTCCGACGAGTACATGGTCTTTTTCCGTTACGCCCGTGCCCTGTACCTCAAGCGTGCTGTTAACATCGGATGCCATGCCGTAGAATGCGTCCGGATTCTGTCCGAATCTGAATTCCGGGAACTGAGTTACGCCGTTAGCCTTAATTTTGGACAGAGCGGCGGCGGCAGTCGGTGACAGCACGATACCCGATACGTTGCCGTCTGTGATGCTCTGGATAGCATCGTCGATGTTCTCGTCCACTGTTGCGGCGGCATATGTTTCGACATTTGTTACCATGCCGTCGAAACTGTTAGTAGTCTTAAACGATGCGGCCGCTTTTGTCGCCGGCTCGATACCGTGCATTGCCGCGATGTCGAACGAACGCGCTATTTTGCGTCCGAATCCCTCTGCGAATCCCTCGAGATATCTGAGCCTGACTTCATCGCTCGATTTTACGAATTCGTCGGATACTCTCTGCTGATAAACGAACTTAACGGGTTTGATAATCTTCGGTGTTGCTGCTGCATTGCCCGCGGGTTTTGCTGCCCCCTCATCCACGAGAGCCGCCTCGCCCTGTGCATTAAAAACAAACTGTGTAATGCCCGTGAACGGCATCGGTTTCTGTCCAGACAGTTTTGCGAGTGCCGAGTGTCCTCTGACAGCGTTAAACATTTCTGTTACTACTTCTGCGGGAAAATTTGCGCCTGCTTTGATTGTAGCCATGGTTTTTAGTCCTTTCCTAACTCTGATGCGAGCGATTTCAAACCACCGACGAACGGGTCGACCGTTCCCGCATCGGGTTCGTTCGAGCCTATCGGGGCGCGCTGATTAACCACATATTTTGCCATGGTCTGTGCGTCCGCTCTTATTTCGTCCTCGGTTGTACCGCTCAACTTGTCGGCCAGTTCGTACGGCAATCCCGATTCGAGTGCAATCCGCGTTTTTACCGAGGCCGTCTCGTACTGATGCACCTTTGCTTCGAGTTCTGCGATCGTGTTCGCGTCCGCTTCTTTCTGACCTAACTGTTCGCGCAATTCAGTTATGGTTTTTTCGTATTCGGCATTCTGCGATTTGATATCGTTATAATCCGCGAACTTTTCGATAGCCTTTTCAGCTGCCTTTTTCTCCGCTCTCGATATCCTCTCACCGATTACCGCGTCTAACTGTTCTTGCGTTTCAATGATTTTGAATTCTGACATTTTATTGCCCCCATTTTGACCGGATGGTATCCGTAGTGTGATATATTAAAAAATCACGCCTTAGTGCGTGACCTCTTAATAACTGATTGATTGTTTTTTGATTTCCCTCGATTCAACACACATCATGTGCGCTATGGTTGCGCTTTCCAATAGCGATATATCCGCGCCCGCCAACTGCGATTTATAACCGAATCCACCGCCGTTTCCGATGTGTCGGTGTTCGCAATTACTGACCACTTGCGCGAGTGCGGGTTGGTTGCTGTGGCATATCGTAGCCGTTTCGATTCCTTGCTCGAACAGACCACAAGCCGTAACGACATCGCCCGTTTTGAACGCTTGCGGTATCGGTCGAATTTTTGCCCGCTTGATGGTATCGATTAGAATCTGTTTTCCGCTGTCGCCATCAACGCCCACCGCTTTTACATCCGCCGAACGAATAAGATCCACTATCCACTCGACGCCCTCGCGATATGGTCGGCAGTCCACCGCCTCGACGAATATCTTGTCATCATCGGTTTTGACCGCCACCGATACGGATACGTTCGAGGTCTCATGCCCGAATTTGACGCCCATGTATAGCGGGCCTTTTAGTTTCGGTTTGCCCTCGATCGCGAGCGATTCCCATTCGGTACGGCTGATGGCTGACTTTTGGTTATACTTTAGCCATAACCCGAGCCGTTGGATATTGAAGTCCACGCCATCGTCATTGATGCCTGGTAACTCCGCGCGTATCGTTCTTTCTGTCAGATGACAGCCGAGTGATGGATTTGTTTCGTACCATAAATCCACGTTTTCGGGGTCGGACATTTCGGGCACGGACCATTCCGCCCATCCGCTGTCGTATCCCTTGCCCGTCAATACTTGTTCGCGGTAATTGACGAATACTGTACCCGCAGATATCGCTGTCGGTGGCGTTCCGAGCATTATCGTTTGCGGGTTCGGCGAATCGGTAACAATGTACTTTAACGCCGTTTCTTGGTCGATGGTATACTCCTGCGCCTCGTCCACTATCAATAGGTCGTATCCCTCGCCGAGTGCGCCCGTACTGGTACGGGTTCGGAATTCGATTTCGCCCCCGTCTTTTGCGTATAAATGCTCTTTACCAAATGCGCGGTAACTCGATGATAGTTCGATATCTGCCTTTTCGCATAGTCGCTCGAGCCTTGTCCATACGGCGTGTGCAGTACTGGTACGATGCGCCGTGTATAGTATGTGTTCGCCGTTTTTTAGCCCCCACAAACTACGGACCAATACCATTTCGCTTTTGCCGTTTCGACGCGGTACGGAATAGCCGAACTTTTGATGCGCCCATAGACCATCGTCGTTCTCGCCCATGATGTCGTATAATAACGCTACTTGCCAATCGTGCATGGTGTTATTGGTCGCGTTATATAGTTCAACCGCCTCGTCGCCTTTTGTGTGCTGATATGGGATTATTACGGATACCGTCGGCGATTGCCTCCCGATATCCATCTCGCACCTCCCCTCTTAAATCCGGTTGCTTATCTATACGCCGTACATCGTCCATTGGTTCTGCGTCCAATCGGTCTGTACGTTAACGCCTCTTTCGGTGTGGTGCGTTATCATACACCCACATCCTGGATGTCGTTCAAACACGCCATGATCGCGCGCGTCTTCATAATCCCATGTGCCCGACCGCTCGATACACCACTCGCATTGCGATTTACCATCATGCAGTCCGACGCCATCATATTCTCTGACTACCACCTCACGAAAACCCATTGCGGAACGTAACGCCGCATTCTCTTTTTGGAAATCGTCGTAAAACTTTCGGTGTGCAGCTATGACGGGATCCGTTAATGCATTGTCCAGTTCGGGTTGCGTCACGCAATTACACGCCATTTCCATAACGGCTCGTATGCGGTCCGCGGGGTCGCCGCCTTGTAATATCTTTATGTTTATGCGCGCTTTTTTATCCGCGAATTGTGCTTGCAATCCCGCATATCGGTTTATGCTTTTATACGCGCTTTCCAACATCGGTTTAATGGTCTTTTCTGCGATATTCCAATACATGGTTGAATTCGGCAACTCGTCCAATATTAGGTTGCGTTTCATCGCTTTCGATGCTTGTATGCCGAATCTGTCAGCGAGTACCGCCATATCCTTTTGCGTGCCTTTGCCTTTACCGATTTTGTTCACGAGTTTAGATATACCCGCATCGGCTTTTACACCCGCATTGAAATCTTTTCGTATCGATGCCAGTATGTTTTCTGATATATCTATCTCAGCCATCGTTTATACCTCGATATTGATATCGCCCATTTCAGCTTCACCGCCGTCGATGCCCGTTAGATCGCGTAATGTCTTGCGGTCGAAATATCCCGGTACGGCTTGGTTGATTTTGATTGCACCATCGCCGACCACGGAGAGCATCGCCGCATCGGGTTCGAATATCGGTTCGAATTTCGGTATCACGTTGTTTACCACTTTGCGCTCGTACCTCATATTATCGCGAACACAAGCTGCCAGATATCCAACGTTTAGGAATCCGACACCAAAATCGCGCTGTGCTTTTCTCGCTGTCAATCGGAGTGTTTCGTGCGATGATTTTATCGCTTCTGCGCTCGATGGGTTCTGCGACGGGAATCCGAGATCGTCGAGTGTAAGACCAGTTTCGCCCGCGAACAGACCCGCAAACATTCTCAGTTGGTCGGAGTGCGGGGTCATGCTCTGTTGCTGAAATTGTCCGACTGTCGGTTTATCCCCGTCCTCGTCTTTGTCCACTCTAAACATGGTGGACATTGTCAGTTTCCAGTTGTCGAACCGTTCCGCGCTCGAATCCATGCCAAGTATGTATTTTTGCGGATATGAATAAAATTCAGCTGCTATTTCGGAGCGTTTCGCCGTTCTGACAGCCGAACCAACTATCGACATACAAGCGCGACTAATCCGAGAGTGTCCGAACGGCCTTGCCGCATCGGGTCGATTGATTATCGGTACCAATAGCGGATATGGCGCACTATTCGGGATGCGCCCGACCTCTTTACCCTTTTCGTAATAAATGGTCATGCCCGGTACAAAATACGCCTCCAATATCGGATTGTTCATGCTGTCCCATTCCAGAACGGCATAACCCTCTTTAAGCATTTTCGTAACTTCATCGATACGCCCCGTTGCGTGCATACCGTCTATGACCCTTAGTTTCGGTTCGGTGCCGTCGACCGCGATATAAACAAAACTGCACGACGATATCAGAGCCGACAACGTCGCGGAATCGGTGAAAACATCCTTGTTATTGTCCGCAAATATCTCGTTCATGTTGAAGAGGTCATTATCGAATTCTCTGAATACGATTCTGTCTGCGAGCGAATCCACCGCCCTCGCGCACCATCCGAGCGTCCCCATCCAGTGACGGAGATCGGGCGGGGTGCTGATTCCGAAATCGAATACGACATTTTTCATTTCGTAATAATCGTACCGCATACGAACGCGTCTTGACTTGGCTCTTAGTTTTTTTCGGAGATATTCGATTCCTTTGATATCGCTTGTGTTTTCAATCATAGTTACTTACCTACTAAAATACTGTGTTTTTCCGTGCA